AACAAATACGCTGCTGTGTCACTTGCTGCTTTAGTTGCTGGCCTTGGTGATGCTGTTAAGGGTGCAATGGAAGATGCAAACGCACAACTATTGCTGGCGCGTCAGTTACAAAAAACTACTGCTGCCACTGATGCACAAGTCGCTGGCGTTGAGGCCTACATAACCCAACAGGGCAAACTTAAAGGCGTTACCGATGATGAGCTACGCCCGGCACTTGCTGGGCTGGTACGTGCTACCAAAGACATTGACGAAGCACAAAAGGCTGCCAATTTAAGTATGGACATAGCCGCGGCCAAGGGCGTCAGCCTAGAAACCGTAACTCGAACAATGGAAAAGGCATACGGCGGCAACTTCACTGCCCTAGCCAAACTGTCGCCAGAACTTAAACAGATGATTAAAGACGGCGCAAGCATGGAAGAAGTCATGGCCGAGATGGCTAAAACTTTTGGTGGTGCCGCTACTGACTCTGCTAACACAGCGGCTGGCTCTATGAAGCGCCTAGGCGTTGCCCTTGGTGAAGCCAAAGAAGGTGTGGGCGCTGCACTGTTGCCAATTCTCGAGAAGGCTTTACCAGTCCTGCAGAAGTTTGCTACTTGGGCACAGGAAAACCCAACACTGATTACAGCTGTAGCGGCTGCTTTTGGTGTGCTAGCGGCAAGCATTGTGGCAGTCAATATTGCTATGGCGTTAAACCCTGCAGTGTTAATTACGGCTGGCATTGTTGCTTTAGGTGCAGCTCTTGTAATTGCTTATAGGAAATTTGACACTTTTGGCAACGTTGTGCGCACAGTCGTAAATGGTGTTGCTACTTATTTTGAGTTTTTAGCTAACGCGTATATCAAAATGATTAACTTAGTTATTAAAGGCATTAACTTAATTAAGCCCGGCAAAGACATTGGCTCACTCAGCGAAGTTAGTTTTGGCAGGCTTGGTGGCAATGAAGATGGTGGCGCTACTTATACCAGCGCTAGACAATTTGAGGCAATGAGTGGCGTAACTGGTGCAGCTGTAGATGAAACCAACTTCCAAAGCGTGATTGCAGCAAGTGTTGGTGGCCCAAAAATTACACCAACAAAAGCGCCAGTAATTGACAAAACAAACGGCACTGGCGGTAGGGATTTCGGCCTTGGCGATATCACGATTAATCTTGATGCTTCAAGTTCTCTTATATCCTCGCCAGCAACTATTGGCCAAGACATTATTGATGCCATACAAAGAGCCGAGCGCCTAAGCGGCCCGGTATTTGCACCAGCATGAGCACCCCAACAATGCAAGTGCTGGTGGGCTTCCAAAGCACCACTGGCTTTGGTACACCCTTTCAACTCAATGACGCTTTTTATGGCGTGTTAAATACCGCAGGGCGTGGCACGCTAGGTGGTGTCACTTTTGTTGATCTCACCAGCCTTGTTGAGTCTGTAAACATTAGGCGTGGCCGTTCACGCCAATTAGACCAATTTAACTCTGGCACTGCCACGATTGCGTTTAATAACGACAGTCAGATACTCAACCCAAGCAACACAGCTAGCCCTTATTACCCGTTTGTTTTGCCACGTTGCCCTGTGCAGATACTTGCTAACGGCATACCGATTTACACCGGGCTAATTACCGACTGGAACCTTGACTACAGCATTAGCAATCAGGACATGATGTACGCCTCATGCGCTGACAACTTTACAGTGCTATCTAACCAAGCTCTTAACGCTGTCACGCCATCAGCACAGGCCACTGGTGCACGCATAAATACTGTGCTGGACTTGCCAGAAATTAACTATCAAGGCGCTCGAGCCATTGACACAGGCTCATCTACTCTTGGTGCATACGCCATCAGCCAAGACACAAACTGCCTGAACTATCTGCAGCTGATTAACACCAGCGAACAGGGATATTTGTTTATGAGCGCTAACGGCACCCTTACTTTTAAGGGCAGGTCTAGCGTTCTTAACCCTGTTGCTGGGGCCACGTTCAACACTGACGGCACAGGTTTGCCCTACCAGACACTTATTAACCAATTTGGTGACGAACTCTTGTATAACTACATCATCACGCAATCACCAGCTGGGGTTGTGCAAACCACTAGCGACAGCACCAGCATTGCCCTTTACCAAGCACAGCAATATGCGCTAACTAATCTGCTAAATAGCACTACAACGGAAGTGGCTGGCCTTGGCAATTATCTGCTAGGTAAATACAAAAACCCTGTGCTGAGGTTTACAGGGCTATCTACCCAAATGTCAGCCTTGTCCACCGCTAATCAAAACATTGTTTTAAGCCTTGACATGACCAGCATTGCCACAGTGGTCAAAAACTTTGTGATAGGCACCCCAGCAACCGAGACACAAACCCTTATTGTGTCCGGCATTAGCCACAACATCACACCCGGCAGCCATATTGTGTCTTTTGTTTTTGAGTCCACAGATGGCAACGCCTATTTCACTCTTAACGATGCTATTTTCGGTACTCTTTCCACTACTAATCTTTTAAGTTTCTAAAGGAGACATAACATGGCAACACCCCCAGACTTCGTAAGTGGTCAAATCCTCACAGCAGCACAAATGAACGGTGTCGGTATGTGGCTGGTCAAAACACAAACAGTGGCAGCACTTTCAACAGAAATTTTGCTGGACTCCGTTTTTACTTCCGACTATCAGAACTACAAGGTAGAAGCAACTTTTACTTCAAGTGGTGCCGTGAATATGCTTGTTCAATTCAGAACAGGTACAACCAACGACGCAAGCAACACTTACACCTACGAAAATATGAGCGTTGAAGGAGCGACTGTCGGCGCTGCTCGAGCAACGTCGACAAGTTGGAAGCCCGGCGACATCTATTCAACTTCGGACTCAAACTTTCTTACGGCAACTATTTTCCGACCAAAGGAAGCAGCAAGGACACTGTGGAATAGCCAATCTTTGTCGGCACTGAACGGCGCAACATTGACGTTCTCTGCTGGACAGTTTGCCAATACCACAGCATTTGACGGCTTCCGTATATACCCATCAAGCGGCACATTCTCGGCAACAGTTCGCGTCTATGGAATCCGTAACTAATGCGTAAAAGCCTAATTCTATTGGTGTTTTTGGCACCACTGTTGGGCTGTGCTGACCGTTTCCGCTACCCATGCCAAGACCCAGCGAACACCAACAAAATTGAGTGCCAATGCAACCAAGAGCCACGCACTAAAAACAAAGCCCTAGGCGCTGTTGAGTCAGCTATCACCACTACAACACTTAAAGAGATTTTAGGATTTGACTGCTAATGAAACTCAGACCACGACTCACCAACGAAGAAATAAAAGCACGTTTAATTCTGTGCGTAGGCATCGGTCTAACCGTTGTCTTTGTCATGTCAATCGGCTTTATGCTTTACGGCCTGCAATTCGTCACCCAGCCACGAGTTATGTCCGAAGCTGATCAAGAGGCTTACTCTGTGTTGTCGCCATTGCTCATGTCCCTATCTGGCGGTTTGCTCGGTTTGCTCGCTGCAAATGGGTTGAAGAATGGGCCGAAAGACCCACCAGCACCATGAAATACACCGGGTACGACAAAACAGCCACAGCAAAAATGGCAGGCACTGAAAAGTTTGTTGATCTCTGTTCCCGTAGATGGTCTTTCAAGAACCTCGGCACGCTCGTGGTCAGAGAGATGCGATCAGGTCAGGGCATGAGTGTGCACGCAACGGCTCGAGCTGCAGACATTGGTTTCCCTGACACAAAAGAGGGCCGTGCCTTAGCCGTTGAAGCGATGCAATGGTTTGTCAAGTACTACAAAGAACTAGGCATAGAAGAAGTGCACGATTACGGCGGCCTGATTAACGGCACGTGGCAGGGCTGGCGCTGTAACAGAAACGGCAAGCCCGGCTGGAAGAAGTGGACTGATCAAGACAATGGTGGCTCAAAAAACGGGCGCTGGATACACGTAGAACTAGCGCCACAATCAAATGGTGGGCACGCCGAAGATGGCGTAGCCCTAGAGGCTGCATGGCGCGCACTGCCTAAGCCATAAAGGATTCCCAGACACTGTTTGAGCGGTGCTGGGACTAGGTGGTGGGTACTTTGTTTCCATTGGGTATCCACCACCGACTTCGCATTTTGTGTATAGTCATTTCTAGCCACTCAAAGGGCAAAGAAAGTCAGAGGAAACATGACATATCAAGAACTACCACTATTCAGGGCAACAGACCCCGAAACATCACGGCAAGTGTCACCCATCAGGGTAGGCAGCCACCGGGCTTTGCTTCTCGAGCAGTACGCCACAGCCACACTC